TCCAACCAATATCGCCAATCTCAAAATGATGATAACCGTGAGACAGCTTTCTTGCTAATGTTGGGTCGTTGTAAAACCGCACTAGGTTACGAGGTTTTTTTGCATCTGGGTGTTGTGGTATTTTTTTTATATCTATTGTAATCATGCTTGCTGCCCTAAGATAATTTGTCGTAAACATTGTCTAAACATTTTTGACAGCCTACAAGCTCTCTAATCCACTGTACAATTTGTGGGTTATCTATTTCGTAGCCATAATCATCCACATTGTTAGGATAATGTTTTTTGTTAAATGCCAAGGTTTTTTTATTTCGTTCTAATAAATCATCTTGTCCAGTTTTGTAATATTCAATGGCGTGTCTAAGATGATAAATTTGTTCATCTGTTAATTGTATTGTTTTCATAATGTCTCCTTTGTGGCCGTGTTGTTTGATGTAAAATGGAGGGACTGCAACCAACATCAAACAACTTTGTATAGCAATCCTTCGACCATCAGATTGTATAAATGGTTGCTGTCCAAATTTAATTATAAGGATTGTATAACAGATGTCAACACTTTTCTACACTTAATTAGATTGTGTAATTTTTATTATAGAGTCACTACCACCATTAATCTTAATTACATTTGATACGCCGTCTTGTATAAAAATGACTGTGTAAGCGTTTGAACCATCTAAATCTACCCTAACTGTTTCATTAACTTGTCTACGCAAACTCACTACGTTACCTGTTATAAGCGTGGTTATTTGTGTGTCCGGGTCTTTGCCTAATGAAGTCCCGGCTATCTGAGTTGTAGTAGCTTGTGCTAAAACATCCTCGTCTTCATCTACAGCCAAGGCATCCAACACATTTAATAAATCCTCTAAATAATTTACATCAAGATAATTAATATCTAATTCTGTAAATTCTAAGTTATCTTCTTTTAGATAATCTTCAGCTAAGTAATCAATATCTAGGTCGTTAAAATCTAATACGCTATCTGTTTGTGTGCTTGTGGCTTCTTCTTCTACTAAAACCTCTTGTTTGGGTGGTGTAACAATAAGCATGTTGTCTATTAGGTCTAGAGTTAAATCTAAAATTACAGGCTTAGTAGGTGCAGACTCAAACACGCTTACTGTAGTAGCTTCATAAGGTTTATTAAGTATTACTGTACCCATAGCTGTTACTACTTCTATTTCACCACTAGATAAACCAAAAGCATCAGGCAAAAGAATAATTAGACTTCTACCTAATTCATCAACCGTAGCAGTAAAATCAGTACCTCTTATTGCTATATTTGCAGTAGGTGTTTTTAGTTGAATATTCTGTTTGTCTATACGATTAAGATTGCCTGTAATAAACCTTGCTGTGCCTAAACCAAATGTTAAAGCCATCTTAGATTTACTAGGGTCCGGGTCAAATATATATGAGTCTATGACAAGTTCAGACCATTCTGTAAGTTTAACTACAGAATCATCTAAAAATTTAATAGCCATGCGACCATCTTTAGTTATGGCCTCATCGTTGCTCTGTATAGCAAACTTTAAATTAGCATCGTATGGCTTATCTCGGACAATTTGTGCTGTGCCGTTTAGCTCAGATATGTCACCTATATCAACAGCTTGTGCTTGTACCTTGGTCGTTTTGAATAATACAAACAGTAGAAGCAGCAGTGCCAGAAACTGAAATAACTTTAAGCCAATCGTTGTCCTGTGTTGATAGCTGTTGTACATTAAAAGTCCTAGAGCCTCCTGTGTGGTCAAGATAAAAATATCCACCTGCTGATGCTGTGACACCTGTACCTGTATAGGTTAGAGTGTTATCAGAACCGTCAATATCCATATAATTGGTAGCGCCATCAATATTTATATTAGATGTAATGGTGTTGTTTGAGCCATTAATTATCCAATCTAAGTCTAGTTGTGATGCTAGAGCGCTTGTGCCTTGATTTAAAGTAAAGGTATTACCACTGCCTGTAACATCGACATTCTGATTAGAGCCATCTGCACTATAAGTATCAGTTGGGTCTACCTGTATAGTAAAAGAATTTGTGCCACCATCAAACTCATAGAATCCTGTAAAGTTATCTGCAAAAATATCACCTAAAAACTTATTAGTTGCACCAATCATATTAATATCAAGTGTCATACTATTACCGTCTAAATCAAAAGCATTGACACTACCAGCAGTTGAATTTAACCCACCTATAATGTTTGAAATACCAAGTTGCTCTAAATCAATGTTTGCACCTGTTCCTGACTGGTCAACATATATTTCATTGTCAGCAGCAAAAACCACAAGAGAGCATGTAGCTAGTATGCTTATTAGTTTATTTTTCATAATTTTATTCTACTCCTTCGTTTTTATTTTGTAAAACCCAAAACCCTTTGTCATAGCCTGTATTAACTATCTCCAGCACAGCGCCTTCTATAGCTTTCATTAAGGCTATTGTAGATGACTCGTTTCTAGCATTACCAAGCTCTATTTCTACTAACTCGCTATCGGCTTCTACAAAGCGAAATACATCTTCTGATTTACCGTAACTAAAAATAGTTTTTTGACTTAAAACTTCTAACAATACCTCACCTGTTGCAACAGAAACCATGCGCATGCTTATGGTTATGTTGTCCTCCCGGTACATAACACTTTTACCTATGCCTAAATATCTAGCACCTGCACCTCCACTTTCAAGGTTTGCTTCATAAGATATGACAGCGCCCTCTATTAAAATACCTGCAAACAATAATGGCCTAAGTGCTTTTTTCTTTTCTTCTTCATTACCAGATTGTTCTCTTGCTGACCTTATTAGCTGTCTTTCTTTAGTTAGATTGTCTAAACCAACTCTTTCAACCACTCTAAAAAACTTGCCATCTCCTGTGTGTTTTAAAGCTCTAATTAATAAAGCGTTTGGTTGTTGAGTTATTGCAGTAGAGAATAAAGCAAACTCGCTGTTGCTTTTTCTTTGTCCTGTTTGGTCTGTGAATGATAAAGGATATACAGCAACTACTGGACTTACTTCAGGTATGGGGACATTTTTAAGTTCTACAGATTGTAGTTCTTGTATGGTTGCTACGTCTTTTGAAAACCTTTGTTCATAAGTATCTTCAAGTTGATGTGTTATGGAACAACTAGAAAGTAAAAGTGCCAATAGGTATGATGATTTCCGTAACTGTGCCATCTGCTTCTGTAATTTTTAGGGTTAGTGTTACGCCATCACTCGTATATTCAATTGTATTTCCCTCTAAAGTAATGACACCTTCGCTTTGCGGTGTTTCGCCAAATAAATTATTTACTAATTGACGAGAGAGTTCAGCGTACACTCTTGATTCTAAATTACGCATAAACCTAGCTAGGGTCGAGTTCTCTTTTTCTCTTTCTATTTCATCTTGTAAAGCTTTTATTTCTTCTTTAATAGTAAGCTTACGAGTGTACTGTTGATTTTCAATTGTCAGATAATGACTAGAAGTGCCGACACCACTAAATGAGGGTGACTTAAATTTATGTGTAATAGTGTCTGCTTTTAAATTAATCGCAATAACTCCAATAAATAATATAAAACCTATAAAAACCAAGCTTATTGTAAGTCTATATCTTTCTAATTCTTCTTTATCAATCTTTTCTTTGGTCATCTCTTTCTGCTTTAGCAATTTTATTGCTATTTATTAATTGTGGCACGCCTAGTATAGTTTTTATAAGAGTATCTTGTCTTATGATTTCATTATCTAAACTGCGAACTCTATCTATCAATGCTACTAAAATACCATGTTGCGAGTCAAGTTTAGTGCCTAATCGTTCTTCTATGGCACTAATTTGTTGTGCTACTTTTTCATCAACAATATCTAATTTTTGCTCCATGCCATCAACTATTCTTATAACAAGCTTGTAGATAAACCAACCTAATCCTATTGCTGCTGCTATAGGAAAGCCTACTTCTTGTATTACTGTGACGGCTGCGTCCATTAGTAATCACCCCAAACTTTAGTTTTTTTGCCTCCATCGTAAAAAACTGCATGTCCTTCATCTATAAGTATTTGACAAATATCTTTACCATCTTCTGTATAGGGTATTCCAAGTATTCTTCCGTACTTGCCTTTGCCTAAAGATTTGATTTTAATTTTACCTACACACAATTCTTTAAGCCTAGCTTTTGCAGCTAAGCCTAATTTTTTTTCTGCTAAATCTCTTGTTCTGGATTCTGGGGTATCAATTTGAGCTAAACGTACTCTTTGCTTATGCAATTTAACGTCAAACCCTAAATCAAGACAACAATCAAATGTGTCTCCGTCAACAATACGTTCTAGGGTTGCGTTGTAAACAAACGCATCTGGTGATTTAGCCATTACTTTTTAGATGTTTTTTTTATTCTTTTAGTAGTCCAAGCTTCATTTACATTTGGTGTAGATTTGTCGTCAGCTACATAGTGTCCTTTTTTGTTACGTGTTCTAACTTTTACTTCTTCTGTATTGGTTAAATTACCCCATAATTTTTTCAAAAAACTCATATTATTCTCCTTAAATAAAATATGTATTGCAGAGTTACTAATATTATAGTGTAAAATTGTCTAGTCGCCTATAACCACATCAAAAGCTAACACATATCTATCTATTTTTGGTACACCTTCTTCAGCTTGATGATAAAGTCTTGAATCAAATACATTCCAATGATTTACTTGCGGTTTTATTTTTTCGCCATCACAAAATCTAGTTCCAAAATCAGTTTCAGTTAAATACGCTATTGCTGATATGCTAAATTTTTTAGAATCATATACGTGATTATGCCTTATAGAATCTATTTTCTCGTCTGCTTTGTTTAAAAACACCCAACATTTTTTATGTAAAATATTTGGTTGATAGCCTAAATATCTATATACAGTAGTATCAATAGAGTCATTTAACTTTTTGAAATGTTTAAATAAAGTTCCATTAGATTGAATTCTTGCGTGTTCGCATTGGGGATAGTCTCTACAACATGGATTTTTTTTTATAAAAGATTGCAGTTTTTTTAAAAAAATTTTACTGTTTATTTTTTCTAAAATATCACAATGATAAGTTTCGTACATTATTATTTAAAAAATGCTGGTAATCCTAACATAGGCCTACCATCAAATTTATTTTGTTTAGCATTTTTACTGCTTGCATTGTTATAGTGTAAAAATACTTGTCCACAATCTTCACCTTCAAAGGGTTCTCTCCAATGTTCTAATTCACAACCACGATACATTAACATATCGCCTTGTTTCAAATTAACTTTGATATTAGGCTCAATATATATTGGCCACTCATCTCCACCTAAATACATAGTCGTTGATATTTCACAAGAATATCTATCTTTGTGTCGTTTTAATTCATCACCATTTTTATAAATTCTTGCATAAGAATAAGTTTCTATAAGTTTAGTTTCTGATTCTTTTTCCATAATTGGTTTTACTTTTTGCAATAAAGTTTCCATAACTATGTCAGAATAATGAGAGTAAGTTTCAGGTACTTGTGTATCATTCCAAACTCCAAAGTATTCAGTAAATTGTGATATGTAGTGGGTATCAAACAAATGTCTAGCTACTTTTCTTTTATTTAAAAAATACTGGTAACAAAAATCTGCTAATTCTTTTGATATTGCACCTTTAATTATCTGATACTTTTCTGTTTTAAAACTCATTTAAACTCCTATTGAAAGTTTGCAACCATAACTATTCTTTTTTCATTTTTATCAGGACTTTCTTGAAAGTGTGTTAATTTGCCATCAAATAAAATTACATTATCTTCTTTTGGATTTGAATAAAATTTTTGTTTATCTTCTCCTAAAACTACTGTTCTACCTTTTGAAAATGTGTTTAAGTAAACTATAACAACTTTATGTGGTAAGTTTAAATCTGTGTGAGGCACGCTTTCTTTCACACAACTATGTGGTGTCATGTTTATATTCATACGATACATAACTTCAAAATCTATATTATTAAAATCTAATATTTCTTTTAAAATAAAATAACATTGATGAAAATAACCAGAAGAGCTTTCAGGTATAGCAGGTACTTTTTTCCCATCGATTTCATGTACAGGTCTGCCTAATAGACAATGAGCAAAAAACCCCATATCTTTTTTATTTGTTTCATGTACGGTTTTATTTAGATAATACCAAGGAAAACTATAGCTTAATACTAAATTTTTTAAATTTTTGTAATCTTCTGTTATAGGGTTTTTTAAATTAGTAATCATTTAAATGGATGTCCTAAATTCCAACACACCAAGGAGTGCCGTGTTCCTTTAGTAACAGGTGTGACCCTATGCCAAACAAAAGAAGGAAAAACTATAATGCTGCCTTTTGGCCTAATTTCTTTACATATTCTAGGTTGTGATGCTTCATCTTGATTTCTAAAATCAAACTCTAAATCACCACCTTCATATTCTATAGGGTCGGTAAGAGATATAGTCATGCTAAGTTTTCTTAGCTTACCATGTGTATTTGGGTCTTCTGGTTGATTATATGGTTCAATATACGAATCACAATGCCAATCATAAAATTGACCTTTTTTATATTCTGTAAACTGACAGGCCTCAGACCAATCCCATTCAAAATTCCAACCAGCATTTGCGTTTGCTTGATGTATATAAGGTTGTATTTCTTTGTAAATCCATCGGTCTGACATCCAAACCACGTCTGATTTACGTTTCTTTTGTATGTTTTTAAGGTCTGTTTCGCTGAGATTTTCAGCTTGTGAATTACCTGTGAGAGCCATTTGTTTATCTTGCTCTTTACCATAACGCACCATGTCATCACAAATTCTTTTTGGTATAGCAGATTGAAAGTACCAATAATACCATTTAAGATTCATTTTTTACTATGTAAAAGATTGCTAATTTGTCCAAGTTCCAGCTTTTACAAAGTCATAAACTTCATCCAAGCTCCAAACTCCAGAAGCACCAGAAACAAAATCAACGGCTGGTTCTTTGGTTATAACTACACCAGAACCGCCATTTGAACCATTGCCTTCTGGTACTGCTGCTCCTGCTCCTCCTGCTCCTACAGTTATAGTGTAAGGTGTACCCCCTACAACGGTTAGTGTGGATTCAGCCGAAGCACCTCCACCACTACTTTCACCCGGAACAGAACATCTATAACCGCCTGCTCCACCTCCGCCTCCAAAGTTTTGGAAACCAGTAATAGCATCGCTCCAACCACCACCGCCACCTCCAGTATTTGCTGTACCACTAGAGCCTGTATGCCCTCCATTTCCTCCATTTCCACCACCCCCCGGGCCTCCTGAACCAGTTTGTTGTGGAGAGTTAACATAGTTGCTTGCACCACCTCCGCCACCAGCTCTCGTGACAGGTGAGCCAGTTATTGATGATGCAACTCCTGAACCACCATTTCCACTACGCCTACCATTGGGACTGTTATGAGGTTGATTGTTTTCTCCTACACTACCTGCTCCACCGCCACCCCCCGATAAATCTGTGCCTCCATGTGCTGCTCTTATACCATTCCCACCTGCAAAACCTTGACCTGTAGTGCCTGTGCCTGTGGCGAAACGACCTCCCCCTCCTCCAGAGCCTCCGGGTTGATTACCGGGGTTGGGTGTAAAAAAACCTGTATCTCCTCCACCGCCTCCAACTGTGTCCACAGTTGTTATGGGGGTTCCTGCTATAGAAGAAGTGTCACCTCTAGTTCCTACTGTAAATGTTGGAGCCACAGGATGGCCACCACCACCGCCACCGCCTGCAATTATAAGGTATTGTAATTCTTTTGTATGTGTTGCTGTAGTTAAGGTTCCACTAGCATTGAAAGTAGTTATTACTTCACTTTGCGTGCTTGTTTGTACTGTATTGTTTGGTCCAATTATTCCACCATTACCCTCTGACATAATTAAACCTCACTCCATGAAAGACCACTATAATCCCACTCATAGTCTGTTATAGTTTGTGCATTTTTACCTGTGTAAGTTTTACCTAACCACTTTTTATTATCTTCATCCCAAAAAATTTCAACAGGATTAGAGTTTACTTCTTTAACATTAGGGTAAGTGACAGGCGCACTCCAATCATCGTTAGAATCTAATGACCAAGAGGCAAAAGGCTTCGCAGCAATAAATTTATCTTTTGCTGCATCATAAGTATATCCAATACCCGCGTATTGTTTGCGTTGGTTGCCATTATATGAAGTTTGTTTCCAAGCAACACCATTTTCTGAGTGTGGAATTAAGTTAGATACAAAAGTTTCTGCTTGTGAAGAATAATCGCCACCATTAGCATTAATATCATCATTAGATATTACTATTACTCGTATTACTTCGTTGGTGCTATTAAGTTCTGCAAAGTGAGCCATGTTCTAACTCTTTATGCGTCATTTAAAATTTCACCAGATACCGTGTATTCTAAATCATTATTAGCACTACCTTGTATTTTTAATATATCTGTTTCATCTAAATAAAGGGTAGTAGATAATAACGATAATGTTGAATCTGCTGGTACTGAAATGGTCGATGCTATGGAACGAGAGGTACTGCCATTATCAGTTGATATTGAAACAGTGACATCTGCTGCATTTGTACCATCTACGTTTGCAATCAATATTGTGTTAATTTTACGACATGTTTCTGCTGTCACATCAATAATATCTTGATTAGAAGTTGTTACTGCTCCATTTATTGTGAATGGAGTTACAGTGGTTACATTTACTAAATTTGGGGTTGCCATAATTGTCTCCTATGTTATCCGAATACTAAAGCCATGGCAATGGCTTTACCTGTTCCTATTTTAGTATCTAGTTGTGTTTGTATGTTAGAAGTTACTCCATCACAAAAGTTTAATTCTGCTGCTGTTGAAGTAACAGTTGTACTCGCAATAGATAAAGCATCTGTTTCTAACGTGCCATCTACATCTACATTGCCTGAAATGTCTAATTCTGTCGCAACAATTTTGTCATTAAATGTAGCCGCGCCTCCTTCTGACATATCAAGGGTCAGAGCAGTTATTCCAGAACCACCATCATCACCTTTAAAAATTATGTCTTTGTCTTGAACTTTTGACTCTATAACAAAATCAGAAGATGAATTAACCAAGTCACCAATTGCAGTGCCTCCGTCTTGAAAAGTAACATTGCCACCATCTGCATCAAGAATAATATCTCCTGCTACATCTAATGTTAAATCACCACTTGATAAATCTATCTCTGTACCGTCAATAGTAATATTATCTACTACAACACCTGCATTAGCTGTTAGAACTCCAGTAACCCCTAAAGTTCCTCCAACAGTTGCATCGTCTGTAACTGTCAAATCATCTTCAACTTTCAAATCTACTACATTTAAACTAGCAAAAGCGTCTACTATTGCGGCACCAGAACCAGCACCGTCTGAATAAACTGCTTTTACATCACCAGCAGGTATGGTTACATTAGCACCACTACCTTGCGAAATAATAATATTCTGTGAGCCTGTGGTTGCGTTTTCGATAAACCAAAGTTTTGATACTGTATTCGGTCCTAGAGTAATAGTACAAGCTGAATCAAGTGTGCCTGTGTATTTTAAGTAAATACTTCTACCTTCATCCGTTGTTCCGTCAGCTATTGTGGTTGCATGGGTGTCAGCGTTGGTTGTAATAGCTTCAGTGCCAAAGCTAAAAGCCTCCGCAATAAGTTCTAAATTGGTATTTGTAGAGGCACCCCATGTGCCTGCCTCATCACCTGTTGCTATTTCTTTTAATCTTAAATCATTTGTATATGCTGGCATATCTGTCTCCGTTCAAATTATTATAAGTTGTTTTTTTGCAAAAGTTAAGCAACATCTTCCCAGTTTGGTGTTTGTGAATCGTCAATTAAACTCCAAATTGCTACTACGCCTACATCAGCCGCAGCACCATCCAGTGCTAAAGTTGTATTAGCTTCAGCATCTACAATTGAACTACCAATGGAGGTTGTAGCTGATACACCGTCAATGTTAACGCTATTTACTGTGGTGGTCGAAATAGTGCCGAGCGCTGAGGTGCTGACTAAACCAGAAACTGATAAATTATTATTTGTAGTTAGGGTAGCAGTGCCTAAGCGTCCCTCACCGTCTACACCGAATGGTGATAAGTTGTTGTTTGTTGCTAGGTTTGTCGTGCCTAACGTAGAAGTTCCACTAAGTCCACTTACGCTGATACCATTTACTGAAATTGTTGTAACTGTGCCTAAATTACTAGCTGCTAATAGACTAGAGGGTGTTACATTAGAATCGGCTTGTATAACTACGCTTACAGACCCTAAAGATGCGGTCACGCCACCTACTGAGGCTACTGCTTGTGCATTTACCGCTACGACTGGTGTTCCTACTGAACCAGCGGCAGGTGCTGTAATGGAAAGCGGTACTGAACCTACACCGTAACCAAGCTGACCCCACGTGCCTCGACCCCAACCGTTTAAAAACTCAGACATTATTTAAGTCTGCTTTGTAAATCTACTATAGCTTTTGAGATACCGCCTCCGCCTGCTCGCATCATAGTTGGTCTCATAGTGCCTGAAAATCCGCCTCTTGCACCACCCATTCTAGGCATGTCAATAGGCATACTAGGTGTCATGGGTTGTGGCATAGGAACAGGTCTTGGTCTAGGCCTTGGTGTCATGGGTGGAGTCATGGGTGGTATACTGGGTGGTATGGGTGCTACAGGACTAGGCATTGGTGGTGGAATATCCATAGCTTCTCTACCTAATCTATTTATTGACATAAAATCTTGTCTTCTAGGTCCTGATGGCAGTCTCTCTAATGGTCTTTCTAGTGAAGGTGGTTTTAATTGTTGAATAAATGGAGGTGGTTTTATTGGCTCTATAATATCACCTAAAATCACGTTACCTTGTGCATCTTTACCTAATATTTGTCTTGATGGTGTATTTGGGACTTTACCACGTATTTGATTGATGGAGTTGATTCTCCTTAATTCTTCTGGTCTAAAAAAATCTTCTGAACGTCTTATGCCGGGTCCAAAGCCAAAATCTTCTAGTGGTATTGGTCTATTCCTTTCTCGTAACGATGTAAAACCAGCTACAGGAGGTCTTTCTGGTGGACCTAAACTACTTCTTTCTTTACCTATAGGAGTTTCTGTTGGTGTCTGAGTATTACCTATTTGTGCGGTTAAATCAGCTATTTGTTGCTCTAAACCTGATTTTACACCTTCAAACTCGCTTGCTTGCTCTGTAAGAGCATCTTGTTGTGCTTGTGCTAATTCGGCTCGCATTACATCTTGTTGCTGAAGTGCAGCGTTTTTTTCTGCTTCTAGCGCACCGATTTGTTCCATTAATTTACTTATTTGCTCTTCTAGTCCGCTTATTTGTGAGCCAAAATCTTGCATGGGCATAGGACTAAACGGAATAGGTGTAGCATCAATCATTCTTTGCTGTGGTGTTGATGGTACGCCCATGTTAGGAATAATAGATTGGCCAACAGGCGACACACCAGCAATGGTTCTTTCCATGGCTGAATAGTCAGCTGGGTCAATACCTAAGTAATCTCTTAAATAATCTACTGCCATTACATTTCTCTTCTGTTGCCTTCTATGGGTTTATCCATAAATTTTCTTTTTGTAACTTTACCACCCATGTTAAAGAGTGGCAAACCTTCTTTTTTTATCTTTGCTTTCATTTCAGGTGTAATGCGTAAGATGTTTGCTTTTACTATTTCATCTCGTGGGTTGCCTGCAAAAGTCGTTGATATCGCCATCTCACCCAAAGTATCTTCTAAATCTAAACTACCTTTTTCAAACTTACCGCCGTATTTTTTGGCTATCTTATTCATTGATTTTGGTAAGGTTGAATCGTAAAAGCGTTCAAAAAATTGTGCTTCATCACTACCCGGTGTCATTTCATACCTTGCCAATATAGGCGTTGAAGTTGAAACAGAAATAGCATCTTTGCCTTCATAAATTGCATCTAAAATCATTTGTTTCAACACCATCTCGCCGTAATCATCGCCTTTGAATGGGAAATTGGGGACTCTGTTTTCTCTTATCATTGCTAATTCATAAGCTGGGCTAAAAGCTTCATCAAAGTTTGAAAAATTAAAAAATTTATGATTTGGGTCTTTGTTAGCCACTACCAAACCATCGTACATATTTCCTCTAGCATTGCTTAATGCTATTATAGCACGTCTACTTTGCGGAGACTGACCATAAAGCTCCTCTGCGTTAGCCACTAAAGTTTCTATGTTTGCTAACCTACCTCTATCTATAGAAGATTCATCAAGAACAGGTAATACTTTATCTTTTAATGCTTTAAACTCCATACTGATTTTGCTAGACATACGACCTAGCTTAATTACATCATCTACATCTTGTTCAGGGTCTTTGTAACCTTTCCTTTTACCCTCTTTATGAAAATCAGATTGTATTTCGTCAGCATGCACAGAAAGTGTGCCGTCTTCAAGTAATCTATCTCTACCAAGTTTATGAGCAATTTGTGTATCTTCATCATAGTGACCTAAAGGTGGTGCAAATTCATCTGTATTTTCAAAGGTATACACTTTTTCTGTATAATTTTTTCCGCCGGGCAAAGTTTCATCAACGTATGTTTTATATTTTTGGTTGCCCGCATACATGCCTATATCAATATCTTCTCGTTCTTCTAAAATACGTTGTAAACGAACCTCGGCTTCAGTTGCTGAATATGCAACGTCATCGTAGCCATAGTCTTTAATGTCTATTCTTTCGCCATCTATAAAGTTTTGATAACCTATCTCGCTATTACCAAAAGCAAAAGTCATGTCTCCCCCTGTAAAACCTTCGCCTTCAGGTTTGATTAATTTGTAAGGGTTTAAAAAGTATATGTCTCTTGCTTTTTCTTCTATTATATCTTCAAGTGTTTCAGTGCTTGCGCCTGATTCAACAGATTTGTTGATTCTATTTATCATATCGTCAACAGTAAAATCATTTGGGTCAACGTACCCATAATCGTTTATCAATTCATCAGGCGTTAATCTTTGTACATAGCTTTCTAATATATCATCAACGTAAGCACCTTGCTTATTTTTAACATCGTAAACAATATCATCTATTATATGTTGATAGATAATTTCGCCTGATTTAGGGTCAAACTCAGGTGTAGACCTGTCAAAATAAAAATCAGAACCCTTTGTGCCAATATCTCTGTACACGACTTCTCCTACTTGCACTTTGTTTTTGGCTGCATGTTCAATAACCTCAGGCAACGTAGCGTTAGGGTTTTCTTCGATAAATCTTTCTATACCAAGATAAGGTAATTCTTTGGGTTTTATGCCTGCACTAGGCGCACCTTTAGAGTTTAGATATTCAATTATTTGTTTACCTTTGATATTTTTTGGTGCGTTTCTAATTAAAGCTTCTATGGTGGGTGACACAAAATCTCCGTAACGAGCAAATTTGTTTACATCTTCATCTAAAGTAGTCGGCGGCAAGCCTCCGATACCACCGCCACCACCGTCCATAGTTTTTTGTTGAAATCTTCTAAGAGCCATCAAGCCTGCTTTGGGTATGTTGGCTAATTCGAAAACACCACCTGCTGCACCAAGCGCTGAAAGTGGTGCAATAGCTGCCGATAATGGGTCATCAGCTTTTAAGAACGATTTTTGAAATATGTTTTTACGTGGGTCAATGGCATCAACTAACATTTCTCTAGGTGTTTTTATGCCCAGACCACCCTCTTTTGTAAAATAACCAGTTTCATAAGTTTCTATTGGAACGCCTGTAACTGGGTTAATGTAATACAAAAGTTGTTCAAGAATAGGCAACTGCGTAAAACCTTCTTCGTAAGCTTTTTTTATGTTGCCAGCTTCAAGTTCTTCTGCAAGAACTCTTGCAGCTTTATCTCTTTGTTGTTTTTGTTGTCTTTGTTTTTGTTTTATGGCCTCAGCATCAAATAATTCATAGGTTTTACCTGTTTCAGGGTCTTTGGGTGCAAATAGATTTACGTTATCAAGTGTCGCCATGGTTATCTATTAGTTTTTGAAGTTCATCCATTTCTTTTTTTAAAACCTTGCCGTAACTTTCTGTGTTGTTCATAATTTTGACACTTTCATCTATATCTGGTGCATAACCATCTCTTACAGCACTAATGTAAACATCTTTAGCTCGATTATATTTTGCTTTTTGTTGATTGAAGATGGTTTTACGTTCTGCTAATTCTTTAAGCAATTGTTTAAGTGGCATACGAGTAAAGCCTCCGGGTATTGCAATCACTGGGTCATCTAATAAACCGCCTATGCCTTGTAAGGCATTTTTAACTTCAGTTGGCAACATATCCAAGATAGGTGTTTGCTCATAAATGGGTATGGGTTCTATCGTGCCAACAGTCGGAGCAGTTTTATTCTCGTTGTCCATTGCACAAATATATCACACACTTGCTCGTTCTTTAAACTTTCTTAGTGCAATTCGTGAAACTTTCCACGGTGGTATATCTGCGTTATACAAAGATTTAATTTGTTTTGAAATACTGCGCCACGGAGTTTTGCGACCATTTCTTTTGTGTCTAGCTAATGATTTATCTACATAGTCAATGATTTCTTGTTGTGCTGGTATTTCTTTGAGGTATTTATGTCTGCCTTGCTTTACCAACTCATAGCCGTATGGCACACCACCGCCTATGTGTCGGCCTTGCTCAACACAAGCCATCTTACCTTGATACAACTTTCGTGCGGTTTCCTCTCTATCCCACTCTGCAAAAGTTCCCATCATGTTTACAAACATATTTACGTTTGGTGAATTTGAGGTGCTAATAGATTCAGCGCCACCTAAAATATCGTGCGCAAACAAATGTATGTTTGTCTCATTAAACGCATCACGCACACTACAAAGCACACTCAATCTTCTAATCAACCTATCAAGCTTTGCGACTAATACTACATCGTTGGGTTCGAGTACATTCTGCAATTTTTTTCCTTCTGGTCTTTTGTAGAAATCTAATGCACCGCTAATACCGTCATCGACATAAAAACCGTCAGGTTCTCTTTCAAACAGATACATAGACATCTTAATTATAGTCTTTTTTTGTTCAGCCAAAGATGTGCCGTGCTTGGCTTGTTCATCTGATGACACCCGGCAGTAGCCGTAAATTGATTCGTATTGTAGTTTATCCATTTGGTTGATACTCCTCTGCTTCTTTTATTTGTTGTTTTATTTCTATAATTTTATGATGCAAATATAAAAATTTTTCATCTTGCGGTGTTACTTTTTTTATAGTTATATCACTCAACACCTTGGGTACAATACCCAAAGCTTTAGCCATGCCAGTTCTTGAATTAAAATAATTTTTCAATAGATAATTGATGTCCTTACGCATTTTAATCATTTCAATTTCTTTAATCATTTGATTTGTTCCTCACGTTTTATTGCGTCTTCATACCATTTTATATGTTGTTTGTATGCTGAAGCTGGCACACGTTTTTTGTATGCTTTGATACAACGCTGGTAGTATTCAATTTTTTCTTGTCTGTCCATTTTGTCCTTTTTGTTCATAATTTAATGCTAAGTGTCCTAGATTAACCCTTTATGAAAAACCTAAACAGCAACTGTCAATCTGTTTAAGTTGGAAAGCAATCTAATCAAAATGGCTTGGGTGTCACGCACATCTAGGTCGATTACGCCGCCACTTAGCAAGCAGCTATTGTTGGAAACGCCATTAATACTTTCCCAAAAATTTATTAACTTTTTTCTCCTTTAACTATGCTTTGTAATATCTTAATAAGTTCTTTTTGCGACTCTTTTTTTTCTAATTGATTAAAAAGTTGCACGATTTGAATAATTAAATCTGATGAAGCCATGTTATTCCCCCTGTTTTGGTAGCTTTATGTTTTGTTTTGCTAGTTCTTCGATAAGTATTCTATTCAATCTTCTAATATCTTCAACTATTTGCCTGTTTTCTTCGTTTTGTTCCGCTAAAAACAGTATGTCGTTGGGTAATTTACCCATGCAAGCATCATAATTACCTATCGCAGGGTCTTGTCTATGAACCATATCGTAAGGTTTACGTGTTTTTTTCTTTTTAGAATCAACAGGCTCTATATCTGCAACATACCAAACCCTATAATGAAACTCGTTTGGGTCGTCATCATGATATATTTTTCTGCTAGTTAATTTTTTGCCTGCTTTTTTTGCCATAGATACATGTTGTGCAGCACCACTTTTATACTCATCTTTTTCAATTACAAAGCTGTCACCTATTTCAAGAGTATTTAAAAATTCATAAAACGCAGCGTATGTAGGAGATGTCTTATTCAAAGGCGGTGGTATATCTATAGCTTTATCAATCTGTCTTTCTTTCCACCTTTTTCTTTTTGCATTGTGTTCAGTAAGTTGTTTCCAATAATTATCTTTCATTTTGTTTCTCCAAGTTTTCTATTTTTATAATTAGTTTTGATATTTTATCCTTTTGATTTTTAATAATAGGATTATCCAATGGTTGATTGCCACTTTTGGCCGCACCAATTAGGTGCTGTAAAGTTGCTCTTTCGTTCTGCAAACATATTTGCAAATATTCTGCTGTGCTAAATACCATTTTTTTTCCTAGACATTTTTTTAAGCAATCGTCTTGCAGCACGATTCAATGGCCTGCCATCTGTATCAAACAAATCGCTAGCTCGTAAAGCTTTTCTGCATGTAGCTCCATTTCTTTCACCAGTTTTCATAGTAATAAACGGATTTTGGTTTCTTCTATCTTCCATTACTCATCCCCCTTAGCCATTTTCATCAAGGCTCTTGTGGTTGGATAAACCAACATGTCTTCGTGCCATGCCGGGCATTGTTTTAGAACCTTTTTAGATACTATCCCGGTATCTAAAAAACTGCCTATGGTAAATGTCATCTTGCCAAAGATATGACAATTGAGTTCTACCTTTTCATCCAAGTGTTCAGCTAGTTGTTTTTGTAATTTTTCTAGCTTGGTTAATTCTATTTTTTTCATAATTTTTCCTTATATTGTTTGTTACAGTGTTCATATTAGGGTAATAAAGTATTAGAGTCAACACTTTTATTCATTTTTTTATTTTAATCGTGGCAAAAACAATCAATACTTTCTTCAGTATCAAAATTAAACTTTAATTGTTTTTTATCTTTGTCTCTTAATTCTTTAAAAGAAATATCATACTTAAAAGTTTTACCTGTTTTTTCTTCTTGCTCTATCCACCAATCAGCTAAATCTTTTTTTTCTCGCATCATGTGTGTTAATTGATTTTTTCCTTTTAGAAAACACATGTCACAATTACCAAACACTGTGTGTCCGTTTTTTGCAATCAATCGTAAATCAAAATTACTTTTGCGCCAAAATTCTGCAACATCAATGTTTGTAATTTTTTCATCATAAAGTGGACATATATGATGTTTGTTATCTTTTCTTGCTTTTATTCTATGCACTCTATGTGGTTCATCGTATCTTAAACCTAATATATGAGTTGGATTAACAAGTTTGTTAATCTTTTCATACCAAATAATAGCTCTTTGTTTCATTAAGTATGTGCAAAATCTATTAGTTGCGTTAGGCAGTTTATTATAGTGATTTATTAAAGTTTCAAAAGGTTCTCCATTTTTAAAACAATTGTCGTAATCTGTAATTCTGTATTTAAAAATCCAATCTCTACTATTTTCTGTTGGCTTATAGCCGTGTTTATCAACACCTGATAACTCTAACCAATCAATATTGACACCCCAGTTTTTTTGACAGTCATTAACAAAATCTAAAGTTTGCTGCATTTCTTTACCTGTGTTACAAAAAACTACCCGGCAATAATTAGGTAATATCCCACCATGAGCTTGTAATATTTTATAAAGCATATAACCAGATGTTCTTCCACCACTAAAACTAATTATTGAGGGTTCTTTAACAAAAAAATTATTTTGCATAAAAAATTAATGTAACTTTTTTTTTGGGGTATTTGAATCTGGATTAGCCAACTGCTTAAACTCTTCGCTGGCCATTAGCTGCATTTGGTAAACCAATACCAATTGAGCAATGTTGTTGTTTATTGCAAACAAGCTTTCATTAATTCTTGATAATTCTTTGATAAGCTCATCAATACTTACCATGTCTTCTTTTTCTATACTCATAAACCATTCCTTTTGTTCTGCTTATCAAAATATACTCTAACATAATATCTTCTGATTATTGCGATTATGGAT